GGCACTGTCTCAAATGTGACAAGGTTCTTCCTAAACGAGTCCGAGTTCAGATCGACAGGGAGACCAACGATGTGGTCATGGCTTCAGTCGAGTATGGCTACAGAGGCAAAGGCTACTGGTGTACCCTAACGTGTATGAGGGATTCAGCACCGAAGCTGGCAGCGGCTCTGATAGACATCCTAATCCCCGCCGAAAAACCCACCGATAGCGACGGGTTACGGTGGAAGGCGCAGCAAGCGCTGAACCACTTCCGTCCGCACTTCACAGAACCTATCCATCAAGGATAGGCCCTCCGATCTATGAAAAGGCCCCATCTGGGGCCTTTTTTATTTCCCTAAATAAATAGACGACGCGGTGACTTATATGTCATCGGCTTCTGACAATAATGTCATCGGAACTATTGACATGCTATAGAGTTGATTACTACATTGCGCCGAGGCAAGGACAGCATTCGCACCCTTCATCGGGAGCAGGATAGCAAAGGTCATAGGCCCGATCCCCAGAGTGGGATTGGGCTTTTTTTATACCATGAGCAGAGAACAAGAAACAAAACCAGACTTCATCCTACAAGGGATGATCAACCTCACCAAGTCAATTGATTCGGCCAAGGATGTAGAAGATGGCAAAGCCGAACGGCGATTGATCTGGGGAGAAATCACCAATCCCAACCCGGATGAAGACGATGAGAGGCTGATCAGTAAGTCTCTCGATTTCTCATATTTCGACGATCAGGGCTGGATCAAATATGAGCATGTCCGGAACGATCCCGCGCATATAATCGGTTGCCCCCACGAACGGGCCACGACCAAAGAAGGCGGAACGCTGATCAAGGGCGCTCTATTCCCCGACGGAAAATTTTCAAACGATGTATGGCAATTGATCCAGAACATCGAGGCGCATAACCGCCAATTCCCTAAGAATCAGAAAACATTGGGCTGGTCGATAGAGGGTCATTACACCGACAGCAAAGTCGCTAAAGGCGGTTTCCGCAAGGCGAAAGTTGTCAACGTGGTGATCACGCCTAACCCAGTAAATAAATCTGTGTACCTCCACAAACTTGAGGAGAATCACAGATTGTTTGCCAAATCCCTGAACTACGGGGATGAGGTCGAAAAGGCCATGACGGCCACACCAACCAGCACAGACTTAGCTGCGAAAACCGGTGTGGATGCCATAGCCAAGGAAAACGTGGACGAGAAGATCAAAGAGACCGCCGAAGAACTTGAGTCTTCAAAAGGGTCTGAGGATGACAAACCACGGAAGAAGAAAAAACTTAACAAGTCAACAATCGGGAGTCACGAAATGAAGACTTTTGAAAACGTCGAGGCAGCTCAGGCTCATTTCATTGAGCAAGGTGAGGACGAAGAGTCCGCCGCGAAGCTTGCCAAATCCATGTTCCCCGAAGAGGAGACCGACGGCTCCACTGAGACTTCCGGGGATACCTCAGACACCGGTGACGGTGGCGACAACGAGACCACATCTCTATTAAAGGGCCTTGGTCAAACCTTGGGCGAGATCAAGGATCGGATGTTCAAGTCTACGGAGACAGCGAACACCGACGACCTTGGTGCAGCCGACGAATTTGAAACCATCACAGATGATAACGGCGAAGAATTTATCGACGCAGCTCCTATGCTCGTAGATATGGGCAAAAGTGTGGAAGGTCTCACCAACCTCCTCAACCAGAAAGTTGCCTACGATCACGAGCGGGATCAGGAAATGGCAAAGGCTCTTGGTGAAGTCGCAGTGATGCGCGACACCTTGAGCGCTGCTATCGGTGATCTCCAGAAGGCCGTAGTCATCGGTGAAGGCGAAAAAGCCGTACCCATCGGAGTTGCGATTCAGGCAATGCTGAAATCACGTACCGGCGCTCCTATCAATCTGGATAATCTTCAGGTTGCCGGAGAGGGCGGTGGCGATGGCAATACCCAGAGCGGCCTCCCTGAAGGTTTCCCGAAGACATTCGGTGAACTCCAGAAGAGTCTGGTAGTGGGTCATAGCGCAGAGAAAATCAGCACGTCTGAGATGTCTCTCGCTGAGAACGCATTCCGTTCACGTGAATTCGATACGGTCCAGACCATTCTTGAGAAAGCAAACGTAAAAACTGACTGAAATCTGCCCCGGAGTTAAAGGCAGAAAAATTTATCAACCCTATGATTAGGAGTTAAATCATGCAACTTCTGAATCCGAACATGAGTTTTGAGCAGATCAACGATCTTAATAAATCGTTACTTGATTCTGGTCAGATTCAGTTTTCGGCTCGCGGCTTGGAAAAAGCCTTTACAGCGGGTGAAGGTGTTGGCTCTGATATGACCGATCTGGACACCTTAGCAGGTGGCCGGGCGATCACAGTGGAGAACATCGACACGGAGCTGAAGGTGACTGCCGAGAACCGCAGCCAACTGAAAATCTATAACCTGCTTCGGAAGAAACCTATCTACGCGGTCCTTGACCAGTGGATGGTTCTTTCTGACCACGGCACGAATGTCAAGCGACACTCGTTTGGTAAGTGGAGAAGTGAGACCGCATTCCCCATCGTTTCCGACGTGACACTCGAACGAAAAGTGGATGCGACGAAATTTATCCGCGACATGCGAGATTTATCTCATGTTGCAGAAACCACCAAGACCTATGCCGAGAAGCATCAGATCATTAACAACGCCGCAGCCGTCACCGTTTTAGAGGGTATCGAGCTTGCGACAATCTTCGGTAACTCAGCGATGATGCCGACCCAGTTCGATGGTTTGTATACCAAGATTCTGGCGGCCTACAACGCTGGTGCCACTGACGCTATTGTTGACTGCCGGGCCACAGGCTCAGCCAGTTACAGTAAAGGCGGCGACATTACTGAAGACAAACTCGACGTGGGCGCTGAGCGCATCCTGAACAACTATGGAATCGCCACTCACATGCTCATGCCAACCAAGGTCAAATCCGACCTGAACAAGATTCTGCCGGTCAGTCGCCGGGTCAACCTACCGGGTGCCCAGCAGGCCGGGGCGCGTGATATGCTGCTTGGTCAGCCCGCTGAAGGCTACTACAGTGATTTCGCATATCAGGGATGGGCAGATCGTGCCGATCCCCATTTCAAATTCGTCAGCTCGATTGATACCTTCTTTCCAAGTGGGGAGAGCGCCGATGTCGTAGCGCCATTAACTGATTTCCCGAGTACCACAGACGCACCCGCTGAGCCAACAGGCGTGACAGGTGCCGTAGCATCCGATGCCAGCTCTCAGTTTAGTGCTGGTGATGCCGGTGACTACTGGTACAAGGTATCTGCTGTTGATGCTGACGGCCAATCGCTGGCAACGGCCACTGCCGCTGCCATCACGGTTGCCTCTGGTGAGAAAGTCACCTTGACGGTAACGTGTAATGACGCGACCATCACAGGTCTCGTGGTCTACCGAAGCGCGATGAATGCAGCTGATGCCACTGATTGCCGCTGGATCGGCGACTTGGCCGTGACCACCGCTGTAGGCACGACTGACGTTGTAGACCTGAACCTCATTCTTCCGGGAACCTCCTGCGCGATCCTGATCTCCAATGCACCGGAAACGGATGCGCTGGACTATCGCCAGTTGATGCCTTTCGTGAGAATGGAACTCGCCTTTGGTTTGAACAACATCGTAGGATTCCCATATCTCTACATGCTGTATATGTACCTGCGAGTTCAGAAGATGGTCAACGCACGGGTGGGAGGTACATACCATACCTTGTACACCAACATTCGCTGGTCCGAATCAACGTTCGACCCAGTTGTATAGGTTGCTGTGAATTGACGGAGCTTGTGCCCGGAGGAAACCCTCCGGGCACATGATTCCGCATCATCAAATAGGGAAATCAAAATGAAGGTTTTACGAGCACCTAACGAGACCACCTTAACCCGAGTAACATCGGTTGGAGAAGTGCATTTCGAGAACGGTATCGCTACCGAATTCACCGACGAGCAAGCCCAGTATTTCACTGAGAGACAGAAGGGCTACACGCTTGAGGAAATACTCTCTGAAGAAGAGACGGCAGAAGCTACCAAAGCTTCGATACCTGCCAAGACTGAGGCTGTTGATACTGAAGTCGTTGAGGCCAAAAAGATTCACGGTAATCTCCGTGGCCTTGCGGGAGTCAATGTCAGTCTCATAAATGTTGCCCGTGGAGATACAATTGTCAATACGGTCACGGATCAGGACGGCAATTGGGCATTCCCCCCCATTGCTGATCAAGATAGCGGCGACATATTCAATGTTGACTTCTTCGGTGAAGGCGTCGAAGAAGGTGATGACATCAAAGACGCTCAGGTAGGGATGCCTTATGGTAATTCGCTATCCGATAATAGCGAGTCTGAAAAGTCAGCCGACGATCAGGGCGAAGGCCCATCTGAAGGTGAGATCGAAACTTCAACTACTGATGAGAGCACCGGCGAAGACGAATCTGAAGATGCAGAATTGATGATCGACATCACTAAAGCCGATCATCCTACGTTGGTCGAAGCCGCACAGAAGGTTGGTCTTGAAGTTGATCCAAATTGGTCAACGGAAGACATCCGTATAGCATTGTTAGCCAAAGCCGAAAATGAAGGACCCGCAGAAACCGGCGATACCACTGAAGCATCACAGAATGCCTCAGATGGTACACAGGCGACCCCTACGGGCGATTCTTCTGATGGAGGCACTGGCGGTAACACTGGAACTGTCCCTGAGAAAATCGAATTGCCGACAGCGCGAGATAGCCGCAGGATCGTAGCTAACTGGTGCCGTAAGCATGATGTTAATGATCAGGGAACTAAGAAAGAATTGCTTGAGCGAATCTATGCTGATGAGCGCTTCAAAAAGTAGTACCCCATGCAGAAACTATTCCTTGGGAGGTCTAATCGGGTCTTTTTGGACACCGATGAGAGTGTCGATGCTGTCAAGCTTTCGATTGTAGACCCTACCGGAGTCTACCTAAAGGACTCCGTGGAGGCTGATCTCAGTCAGAAAGATTGCACCCTCGACAGTGCCAGCGGAAGATTTTACCTCGATGTAACATTATCCAGCAGCGCCACTGCTGACGACGCCTACCTTTACTGGGAAGCGACGCTCAGCAGTATTGCGGTTAAACTGGAATCCAAATACGATCCAGAGGATGCGGTCGTGGTCTCAACGGTGAGCACCGACCGCTACTTAGTATCTCCCTCTTTCATTCTTGATAATTTCCTACGTGGTATTGATGAGGCGGCTATCGAAGCCACCTATCCGGGACTGGGTTTCAGAGAATCCATACGTGATCAAATTCAAGTAGCCACGGATGAATTGCAACGTCTGACGAAAACTTATTTCACTTCGAGAACGTTCACTAATGAAGCACATGATTATGACAAAACTCCTCTATACGAGAAGTTCTGGACCCAACGGTTATTCCAGACGCCGGTGCAGTCAGTGAGCAGTATGAGACTCATGCTAAAGGATCAGGAATTGGCAGTGATTCCAGATGAATGGCTACAGATAGGAAATAAGAAAGAAGGGCTGGTAAAAGTGATCCCCTATGCCGGTAGTGGCGCGGCGAGTTTTGCATTCCGTCTCATAATGACGGTGGGCCATACACTGGCAATCATGCAGGGAGGGGTCCATTACTACCCGGACTTTTTCCTGTATACCTACGTGGGGGGGCTGGACTGGGATAATCTTGATGTCGATGAGAAGAAAAGCATCAAAAATGCAATTGGCAGGCGGGTAGCCCTGAACATGCTACCAAATCTTGATGTCCATCGGGGCATCGCCTCTGAATCAGCAGCTATCGACGGAGCTTCCACTTCACGGTCGTTTACTTCCAGTGCAACCTTTGGGGAGCACTCAGCGGCTATCAAAGAATACAAGTTGCTGGAAAAAGCGTGGATAGACGAATTCAAGGGCAGATACTTAAAACGACTGATAGCAGACGGCTTTCAGTAAACGAGGGAGACTACAATCATGGCACGTAATCAGGTGTACAACCTTAATCATCGCATCAATTCCCTGTTCAGGGAAATCAGATTCGGTGATAAATTCAAACGTATCATTACTTTAATCAACAACCTGCGTAATGCAGTTGTTACCGAGAACAAATTGCTGGCCGGAATACCCGGTTGCGTCGATGGCGTTTCGACGACGACCAAAGGCCGCATGGAAGGTCCCATCCGGTATCAGATCGGAGGACAGCGTTACTTTTCGCCCGCTGCTGAGGCAGTGCTCGACAGCGCCGGTCAGGACATCACCGCCACCAAGTTCGGCGCGTGGCGTTTCCAGATCAACAAGCTTGGTGCGCTGACATCTCATGCTTCGCACGATGCAACCGACATGGCCTATGAGTCTGCTGAGCTCGCGCTTCTGGCGCTTTCAAGCAGACCATTGGTAGCCGATACGGTAGTCGTGGGCTACTTGGTAATCGAAGCAGCCGCAGGTGGATTCACGATTGGCACCGATCTGCCCCTCACGGGCGATGCTCAGGTCACAGCGGCCACCTACTATGATGTGTCCGGGGATTCAGGTCTCATAGCTGCCGCTACGGGCGTGGTCAGTGCAACCCCGGAAGAGATCGCAATCGGCGCAGCCACAGTGAAGGTCGATGGCCTTCAACTGGCAGAGGTCGCAGCCGATGCAACCTTGCCGTTCCCGCTGGCCGATACCGTCACAGCTCTGAAATGGGGAGCGTGGTTGATCGTTAGCGATCTTGCAGGAACAGCTCACTATATCCAATCTGTGGATGGCGATTTCACTGCATCGCTCATGGCATACGATACCTTTGCACTGGCGAAGGCAGCTGCCGATCCATTGATCGCGGCTATGCCGAACCGCTTCGTGGTTCTGGGTGTGCTCTATGTCAACGCCGATGCTGGCCTATTCACGGCCATAACCGACGACATCACTGATGGCTCGGACGTTAGGGAGAGCTTGTTCAGAATGCGACTCGTTGGTGAAGGTATCCAGAAAGTGGATGCTGCTGCGGTAGAGGACATCACGGGCGCAGTAGGTGACTAAACAGCGATGTTTAATCTTACCGCGCACGTTGAACACCAGCGCCTCGATGATGTAGTCTTCGCATTGCAGGCATTGGGAGAGAACAAACTCCCAGCGACAGCTAACGCCGTGGAGCGGGCCACTGGTGCCGTTCAGCAGCGTTGGATAGACAATGCCAAAGGGGCCTTCCATCGAACCTCCGGGGATTACCTCCAAGGTATCTATGATGGCCTGCAATATCCTTATGAGCGTGATATTTATAAAGGGGCGGTGTTCAACACCGTCCCTCACGCTGACTGGGTAGAGAACGGGACTCCAGCTCACGACATGAAAAAGGCGCTGTTCACATCCTCTCAGGTCCGCATATCCGCAAAGGGTAAACGCTACCTGATTATTCCCTTCCGTCATGGCACACCCAGCAGAGGGAGCCACGAGGGAGGGGTAGGTCAGCAGCGGGCTACATTGAGGACTATGCCTCAAGCGATCTATGCTATGGCGAAAAATCTGAATAGAAGCAGGATGATTTCTGCTCGTCAGGTGAACAACCCCGTCAATGGTGGAACAGCGATTCGCTATTCATACCAATGGGGAGGCAAGCTGAGTGGAAAAGCGCTGGAGGATGCAGGACTGACTGATGTAGGCCGACGGCCACATTGGAAATCAAGCCCCTATGCGGGCATGGTGCGATTCCCACGTGATAAGAACACCGGGCAGAGTACCTATGTCACCTTCAGGGTAATGCACGAAGATAGCACTGGATGGATACATCCCGGTACGCCACCCATGAAATTGGCTGAGAAAACAGCAAGAGAGATGGAGCCTGTTGTTAAGCAAATCATCGAGATGGGCTTCGATCAAGACATACGAGGTTTCTTCGGACAGAGCTAATGACGACAGCACTAAGCATATCAACCGAGACCGCGAAACTCATCAATGACATGAATGTCAAGGTCCTCTATTACGAGGCTCGGCTGTGCCATTGCGTGGGTGCAAATCATGGCGGCTACGATCCGGGAGATGATTGCATCAACGGATTTCGCTATAAGCCGGTCGTGGAGTACAACCTTCTGAGAACTGCGATCAACTTCCGCCGGGTGAGCGAGAAGGCGGGCATGATCTTGCAGGGTGGTTGTCAGATCACGATTCCCAGATTCCAGCTGAGTCATCATGCGATCCTGACTGGCAAGGATTTATCCGAAGGTGTGGACCTCTCATCGAAGTTCAATATCAAAATCCAGATCGACGGCGGAACAGCTACCCAGATCAATTGCGCCCTGAAGGCCGCCGACAATACCGATGTGAGTGTGGCCGAGATCGTCTACTCGATTAACAGTGGAGGGCTGGGAGAGATCGCCTATGAATCTGACGAAGATGGCGATCCTGATGGAGCGGGCTATGTGAGTCTGATCTCACTGAATGCCGGAACAGGATCGAGCCTCGTGTTTTTGCCACCGGATAACGGCGACGCTATAAATTTAGTCTTCGGTCTAAACCCTGCTCAATATCCATTCCGGTATATCCCCCACACGACAGAGGGGCAATTCCTGAGATTGTACGACCGGGTATCCCGTGGTGATGTCATGGTGATAGATGGCCGCAGCCGCAGGGATAATGCGATCCTGAAGCGTGGCACCTTGGATCGAATCAAATCATTCAATGTGACCCGGATCACTCAGGTAGCGAAGGACGAGACCTTCTTCCGGGAGAATATAGATTTCACATTCGACGGATCGACGATTACATGGTTGGCGAGTAAAGGTCCTGCTGTGGGGGATAATTACATAGTCGAATATCTTACTAAACCGAACTACGTTGTATTCGAGGAGCTACCCACGGATCGCGGAGCTGATGACGACGTGATAGCGAAAAGAATTCATCTGGCGCTGAGGAACTATGCCGAGTCCGGGTTGGCGATGAACCTACCCATTGATCGGTTGCCAGCATTCACAAATGGCTTCAGCATTGGATTTCAATTAGGGAATTGATATGGCCGATACAATCAGAACCAGAGCACAGATACTTGCACTAATTGCGGATAACTCCACCGGGGAAATCAGCCCTCAAGATTTGCGCGATATGATGGTATCTCTGATGGGCGTTTATGGTGCCATTCTCGACACAGCGAATGGATCAGCCCAGACCGTTGCGGCGGCTGTACCGGAAAAACTCACGAACTTTACTGAGAATGGTTTGGCGGTTGGGATGACGCCGGATTTTGCGAATAACGATCTGCAAGTTGATTATACAGGGGTCTATCAGGTATTTGGAAAAGTGGCACTTCAGGCAACTGCCAATAATGCCGATGTTGAACTTCATACCAGAGTAGACGGTGTTGAAGACCCTGCGGGATCACACACACAACTTGGCTCTTCAGGATCGGTAGCTTCGGCAACGTGGATGAATATAATCAGCCTGAATGCCGGAGAAAAATTAAGCATTTGGGCGACAGTAGATCAAAATTGCGACATCACTGCCGAACACTCTGAACTAATTGCCATCAGAATAGGATAGGAGCAAAATTATGGGATCAAAACAAGAACTGATCATTGACACTCTGGCTCTCACAACGGCCAACACGGAATATTCGTATGAGTTGCCAGCAAATACAGAAAAATTCCGATTCCAGCTCCGCGATACCAGCGTGAAGTTGCGGGTATCGCATATCGCTGGCAAGGTAGCGGCCTCCACCGATCCGTTTTTCACAATCCCCGCCGACGCAGGCTGGGAAGAGGATGATCTGAGGCAGCCGAGGGCCGCTGCTCAAGCAAGGGAAGACGGGATGACGGTCTACTTCGCCACCCCCACTGCCAGTCAAAAGCTGGAAGTAATGGTCTGGACCGGTCTCGGAAGGAGCTCGTAGTCATGGGAATAGTACGCAGACTTACTGATGATGCCGTCTATGTGGCAGTCAACAGCGATTACGACGCTCTGCCTGAAGATGACATCATTGATGTAGACAGTTCCGGCGGTGTTGTTCAGGTCACTATGCCAGAGGTCAAACTCGCTGCTCAGGCTATCCTGACAGTTCTCGGCGGCGCTGATATTGTCAATGATGAAGGGTTCACTCTTGTCAATGCTGCCGGTACTTCCATCGTTTTCAAATACAACGTGGATGCTGGCGGAGTTACCGGAGAAGATGTAGCAATTGCCATTAACAGCGCGGACACGCCAACGCAAGTCGGAACCGCTACTCAAGCCGGAGTGAATGGTCATGCCAGTTTCACGGCCACGGTTAGCGTTGCTGATGTAACTGTGAAGCAGGCCACCAAGGGGGCCGCTGGCAATCGAGCGAACTCTGATACGATCACCGACCCGGATTTTCTGGTCCCGGATTTCACCGGTGGCGGTCAGAACGTTGCGGCGGGAAATACTTACTTGGTGAAAGATGCTGGCTTCCTTGCGGGAACCAATAATATCACGATGGTCGGTGCTGACAGTGAAACCTTTGATGGCGGAGCCAACGATGTCATCAGCACTAACAAGGGCGTACAGGGATACCATTGTGACGGTAGCAACTGGCTAATTGATTAAATAGGGAACAACCATGAATTTTTTAGACAGACTGAGAGGAAAGGCGGGATTGGAAAAATCAACCCCCGCTACCCGGAGGCCGGAATTATCGCAGGGAAGCTATGCAACCGAGATCGACATCCCCGCAGGTGATGTGATGGCGAAACAGGGACTCGCGGTTCCACCCGGAGAGTTTCCATACATCGAACTGGATTGCAGCTCCGGCCATAGAAACTTTGTCTGGAAACTTCCGAAGCCGGTATTCAGACTCGGTACTGTTCGATCCCCGATCTATGGCATCGACTGCCTGAAGTGTACTGAGGGGATGATTGGCGGAACCATTGTTCAAAAACCATGAAAGCTTGAATAGGAGATCGACATGCTAACTAAAGGATTACACTCACGCTGGAATGTCAAAGGTGTTGACCGCGACGGGAACCCGCAGTGGGACGAACTGGGCATCCATAACATACTGCACGATGAAGGGGAGCAGATCATTCTGCAAGCTTTCTTCGATGAACAGTACACTCCGACGGCGAGTTACTACATCTCGCTGGATGATCGGGCGTCATTGGCAGAAGCCGATACTCAGGGTACGATGAATGCCACGGAACCATCCGGTAACGGGTATGCCCGGCAGGCAGTCTCGACGGATACGTCAGGATGGACGATTTCCGTTTCTGGTGATTATCAGGCGGCCAGCTCTACTGAGACTTTCACTGCATCTGGGGGACCAATTCCGGCAACTGGCGTAGTGGATAACATGGGTCTCAGCGATACCGTATCCGGTACTGCCGGGAATATGATTGCATCAGTGGCTCTGAGCACATCTCGGACAATCACCGACGGCGACAGTCTCCAGACTGACATCACGATCAAGCTGTCTGAGTAATCGTGAAAATCTACGTCCAATGGGCTATTGATCCAGCGGGGGGCT